GCGAACGCTGGATTGAAGGGCGTGATAGCGATCAGATTAAGGCGGAAAAGTGGAGGTGAACTTTAACTGGTGGCTGTTTGGTGGCTGTTCTATGATTGATTTTATTTATAAGCCCTCACGAGGGCTTTTTTTCTACCCCTTCAACTCCATCTCTACTCCCGTTGTAAATCCCCCCTCTTTGCTCAGCTCATTCGTCACTCGCACGACTATCCATTCGGTGCTGTCGATTTCGGGTTTAAAGCCTTGCACGGTGACGGGCATTTCTGGCATTAGGTTCGGTTCGCCTTGAGCTAGTTTAAGGCTAAATGCCGCTGTGCCACGTTTGAGTTTAGCGAATTTTGCTTTGACGGCTCGCATTGCCGATTGTTTGCTAGCGTATTCGTGGCTAAGAGAAAGTATCTGTTCACTATCAGAGGTAATCGGTTGGCTTTGTTTGAATACGGTCACCTCCCTGCCCTTGCCTTGCGTGTAGGTGGTTTGTTTAATGCTTTTGCCATCAGCCCCTTTGATGATCTTGTCGTTCGCATCACGTTTGACTTTGGTCGTTTTTCTTGTGGTGGCTTGTGTGCTTTTCGCTTCGGTGGTGTTGGCGTCATAAATCACAAAATCCCGTTTGCCTGTCGCTTTGTCGTGCCAATAGGCTTTCACGGCTTTGTAATTGCCCGCATCGTTGATCGTAAAACGGTGACTGTCGCCACTTTTTCGGGTTAAGGAAAAGGTTGGGATTTCTTGACCGCTTGCGGTTATCCCTTGACCGCGTGCCACAAATAGCAGCCGTTTGCTTTTGATGGTCGCAATGGCATCAAACTCTTCGGCAAGGCGTGTGAGGAAATTCAAATCGCCTTCGTTGGTTTGGTCTTGGTGGGCAATCATTTCATTGGCAAATTGTTTGCTCACCACAGGTTCTAGCTGTAAATCGGCTGCAATGGCTTTGACAATTTCGCCCACGGTCTTTTTATGAAAACTTCGCTCTTTACGTTCTTTGGCCAAGCCTACCACATCGGCAGATTGTGCCGTGATGTGCAGTACATCAGGTGCACCTTCGTGGCTGACGGTATCCACAATAAATTCGCCCTTGCTGATCAGTTGCGTGTCTTGATAGCCAATCCCAAAGGTTAAAATCGCCCCACGGCTCGGCAAGCTCAATGCACCGTCGCTGTCGTCAAGCGTGATGTCAAGGGTGTCCGCTTCAAAACCGCGATTGTCGGTGTGAGTGATTGAAATCAGACGGTTAGAAATAAGAGTGGTAATGTCTTTTTGTTCGCCTTTCTGCCCGCTCTTTTTCGGACGAACGCTTAAATGAAAAACCGGTGTGCGGTGGTTTTGGGTAAAAAACATAGCATTTCTCTTTTATTTTTTGCTCAACGGTGGCAAAGTAAGCCACATTCAATCAGCGAGGAATCCAAAATGAAAAAATCTCTACTGTTATTCGGTTTACTGCCTGCTTTGATTCAGCCAGCCTTTGCAATGAATGACCGCCCGATTCGTGAAGCGGTGGGCGAGGGGCGTTTGCGTAGTTGGACGGACGAAGAACTGGGCGTGTTTAGCTTTGGTTTTGCTAATAGTCGTTATCAGCAAAAAGACCTTAATCAAACGCTGCTTAAGCTCTGCAAAAATCCCCAAACGCGGTCGTTGGTTGATTACAAAATGATTATGGCAAGCTATTTTCCAAATGATAAGCCGTTGGCGATTATGATTGTCGAACACCTTAATTGCCGTCAGCTCATCAAAAACGGGCGTGTGTCCATTCAATATCGGCGTTATTAAAGGAAACTTTCCACAGAGTCGATTAAACTGCCTAAAATAGAATCATCTACCCTTTGTAATGACAGGGTAAAACTTATCTTGCGTGGTGTGCCATCGGGGAAAAACACGGTTTCTTCCCGTCTGATGTTGGTGATCACAAACCAGCCTTGAATCATAAAATCTGCCCCTGAAATCAGCGGATAAGGTACGCCTACTTCAGCCATCATTTCCAACGCCAAAAGCGATAATTTCCCGCCCGTGAGTTCGGGGTATAAATCACCCGAGATTTCCATCGTTTCACTTTCTTTGCCCGTAAATTGACTGCGAGGCATTGCCCCCACCACGCTATTTTGTGGATGTTTCCAACTCATTTCGCGAGAGGTGCTTTGATAAGGCAGTGTTGAACGCATAAAGACAAAGTATCCCAGTGCCATCATTGCGGTTCGTTGTAGCATAAAATTATTAGTTCTCTTGCTTGCAACTGCAAATAAAGACAAGGTTCGAAATAAGCAAGAAGGTAGCCATAATAGGATGTTCAAAATAAGCCATAATTGAACACAAGGCGAGAAGTGTCCAAGTTTCAAAAATTATTTTATTTTTGGTGAACTGAAGCTGTTGTTTTAGATTATTTCCATAAGAGGCCAAAACTGCAAAAGCCGAAATAACACCAAAGAACCAAAGTAATGCTGTGATAGCCCCTTGATTACCGAATATAAAAACGGCTAATGTCACTGAAAAAATGAAAAATTCGCGGATAAAATCTTGGATACGAAGTGATTTAATTTTCATAGAAATTCCTTTTAAAAGCGGTCAAATTTGCAAAGGGGATTACAAAAACAACCGCTTGATCATAGAGGTAAGGTTATGGATTTTCAGTTTCCGCTCTCGCCCGTGCTTTTTCTCGCCAATAGGCAAGTTCAAAAATCGTCATTTCATCAAAAGCAGCGGGCGACCAGTGAAACACGGTGGCAATGTCGGCAATGGCATCGTCCACCTGTTCGGGAATTAGTCTTGCTTTCCCGTGCTGTATTCATCTGCATCAATTTCTTCTGCATCTTCAAACATCAGTTCGGCTGCTGTACTGCATAGCTTGGTAAAGTCGGTCACGGTCATTTGAGAAAAATCGACCTTATCCACTTTTGGCGTGGTGACACGCGGTAGCACGATTTGCCAATCGTCTGCGTTCATCTCAATTAAGCGAGAGATGCTCACACCACGTAATTGTTTGGTCAGCGGTTTACGCACGGTAATATCAGTGATGCGGTTTTCACCGCGTAAAATGCCTTGAGCAAGGGTCACGGTTTTTGTCATTTTGTTGTCCTTAGTTAATTAAGATTAAATGCCCATCGCACGACGGATTTCAGCTAAACGGTCTTTGCCGTTGACCATCAATACGTTGTTGAGGTTGTCGATTTCAATTAAATCCGTGCCATTGACGGTTTTTTTGTAGTAGGTCAAGCTGAGTTTGTAGGTGTGTTCAGTGTCATCGCCCGATTTGCTGTTGCCTTCGTCAATTTCGCTCACACGCCCACGGCAGACAATTTCCACTGCATCGACTTCTTCGGTGTCATCACGTTGGTATGCACCATTGAAACGCAGCATTGTACCGTTGATTGTGCCACCGAAAAGCGACATTAAATCGCTGTCGTGACCGCCGAGCTTGAATTCAGCTTCCAGTTTTTCCATCCCCATATTGACTTCAACCGCACCATTCATTCCGCCTGAACGGAACTCTTCGAGTTTCATTGTCAATTTGGGTTGAGTAAATTCGGTGGCTTCGCCTAAATAGCTGGTGCCATCAATGGAAAGATTAAAATTTTTCAGTTTACGAGGTAAGCCCATAGTCTGTAGTCCTTGTTAGGCTTGCTTGGCTCATTTCAGTAACCAAGCAAGCGGTCAAATTCGGTTAGAGTTTTGCAATAGCGTTGGCTAAATCCATCACATATTCATCATTCACAATTTGGGTAAAGCCCAAGCTTTCCAAACTTGGCACCCAGTGATAGTCATACTTGATGAGTAACTTGCCACTTTTCAGCACATCGCCCGTGGATTTTTCATCGACCCACGCACGCCCGTCTAAAATTTTGCCATCGGCTTTCCATTGACGGAATTTGTTGTTAATGCCTTCCAAGATGTCTTTCACTAAGCCGACCGTCATTGGTTGGTCCATCGCCCATAAATGGGCTGCTGCTAAGGTTTCTTTTACGATTTGTGCTGTGCGGGTCGCTTGTTGGAATGCCCAGCGAGTGTCGCTTGAAAGCGTGCGTGAACCCCAGTAGCGGAAGCCTTCATAATTCAGGCAGACGGTGATGTTCTTTTCGTTTAAGAAATTGGCATCGGTGCTCGATTCGTTGATGTCAAAACTCACAGGCTTAGTCACACCTGTGACGCCATCTAATACCACGTTGGATAGGTTTTTATGCCAGCCTTGTGTTTTGTCAATGTACGCCTGCAAGGCAACAGCACGGGCAGTCGCATAATCTGTGTCGTATGCAGCTTTGTCGGTGTCAAAAGATTTCCAGTTACCCCAAATCATCATTGCTTCACGGGCATTAAAATTGCGTGCATATTCCACCGCTTTTTCTTTGGTTTCGGCACCGTTATCCGAAATGAACGCAAAGGCATTGAGTTTTTTCGCAATGCTGACTAATTCGGTGGCAACCGCTTGATTATCTAACTTCGGCACAGCAAGCAATTTTGGTTTTAAAAATACGGTGGATTGTGCTGTTAATAAGGCTTTCAAGCCTGTGTATTGCCCGTTTTCTTGTGTTCCCACAATGTTCGCTGTTAAGGTGCTTTCTTCCTCAGAATCAGCAACACGAACAATGATTGTAGGTGTTTTAACAATGCCTCCAATCGCATTCAACGTGCGTTTGAGCGTGCCTTTCTTGCCTGCTTTTTCAAGCATTGAAAGCGGATCGGTAATTAAAATAGGGGTATTAAGGGGGAAGGTGCTTTCATCTGCATCATCTGCAGTACAAACCACGCCAATCACAGAGGTGGCAACGGTTTTGATGTTCTGCGAACCTGTGTTGAGTTCGATAACCTCAACCCCGTGTAGATAGGTATCTAAAATGGACATAAGTCATCTCTTGTTGCTTTTAAAAGGTGGAGATAACTTTAAAAAACAACCGCTCAAAAGGCGAGCGGTTGGAAGTGTGAAAGGGAGGATAACAGCGGACTATTGCTTGCGGTTATTTTTGTGTTTATGCAACACCTCAAACCTCTCATCGTGCTGTTTTCCTGACAGCTCACTCTCATAGGATGCTTTACAA